GATGGGCAAACCACGGATGTAACTGCCATCAAGGCCATCTTTCGCGACTTCGTCGCGTCGGATGAATTTGATGATCTTATCGACGGCTTGGTATTCCCAGGCGGCACTGACTAACGTCATGTCGCTTAAGGTAGCAAGCTTAACGTTCCTGATATTGTACGCTGTCCTTTATTGGACGGCAGACTTTGTTCGGGAACGCGCCGGTATCCCTCTCTCTCCTTGGCATTCCGCCAGTGAGAAGAAATAGGGAGGGTAGTTACATTATTCATACACCAACAACCCCATGTGGGGATGGAGATTAACATGAGTAAATCTCAACTTGATGTATGGACGGTTACACGTCTATACGTATTGGACTTCACCGACTGCCTTGGCGCGGAAACCGCTTCTTCCATACTCGCAAGAGTACGGTCGCGGGATTACGCGTGGTTGGCGGATGTTACTAGTCACTTCGACATGCATAGACTTGATGTCGACGCGTATGCTTGTCTCAGACAAATATCGGCGTTCTTTCGCAAGAATGCTGATTTTGCTGAGTCTACTCGTTGCGAATCCGCAGCCCTGGACAGCTTTAATCGAGCTGAAAAGATCTGTCGGATAACGAATAGACGCCTGGACTATTACTATGCTCATCCCGAGAGGATTCCTTTCGGGTTGGACAAAATTATAGCCAGAGCGATAAGCACAATCTCCGAGGTTTTAGGAGAATCGCGCTCTTTCGTGGATACACTTCCCACGAATGTGAGAGTGACTAGCGGTGCGACAGCGCTCGCCCCTCGGTCGCAATCTATTCCGTTCAGTAAGTTCAAACGGACAATGGATTGTACTCCGCGTAGTAAACCTTACTTGGACGTTCTTTATCGCTATTTCGGCTATAAGGAACCAAAGGTGAGGAATATTACGTGGAACCGAGTGGAGTTCGTTCCTAAATCTTGGAAGACCCATCGCAGTATTGCCTGTGAGCCGACTGGAGTTTTACCACTTCAGTTAGCTTTCGACAATTATTGCAAGAAGGGTTTAAAGAGACGTCTAGGAATAGACCTCTCATCCCAAGAGTTGAATCAAGCGTATGCTAAAGAAGGATCTATATATGGCAGTTATGCCACTCTGGATCTTTCGATGGCCTCCGACACATTATCGTATAACACAGTTGCGTGGCTTCTGCCGCACGACTGGTTTACGATTTTGTGTGACTTCCGGTCTCCGAATTACAAACTCGGAAAGCATGGCAAGAAACTCATGCCATATGCAAAGTTCTCCTCAATGGGGAACGGTGCGACCTTCAGTCTGGAAACGCTTATATTCGCGAGTATCTTAAACGCGTGTATACCACATGATCGATGGACATGCTATGGGGACGATCTAATCGTTCCTACAGGGTCTGTCGATGTAGTGAAACGCGCGTTAAAGTTCTTCGGCTTCGTCATTAATGATGATAAATCCTTTTCTGCGGGACCCTTTAGGGAATCCTGCGGTGCGGACTATTATCGTGGAGTTGACATTACGCCTTTCTATATTCGCACAACGGCAGCGTGGGATGTTCCCAACACCTGTCATAATGTGAATGGATTAGCGAAAGTGTCTCCTCATGGAAGTCTTTGGGTGTACCTTGCGGACTATGTTCGCAAGAATAAACTCTTACTGACTCCATATAATGACAATACGCAATCGGGGGTGCATGTGCATCCCCACCATGCGTATAGCGCGAAGCTCATCCGGCAAAACAAACGGGGATTCTTAGAAGCGCGCTATTACGTCCGCAAGGACGACGTAGTGCTCAACTTTGATTCTCGTTCGCTAGCATTATGGTATCTTCGGAAACTTTCGGAGACGCCACGATGCGAGATTGACCAATTCCTTAATAAGGTTCGTACTGGGATTAAACCCGATGCGATAGTCAATCTTACTGGAGAGTACTCTAGGAACACCTGCAGCGAACAACGATACGTTCGCCGTTGGGTTGGATGGGTTTTCCCATCCGCGGGCACACCGGAG